ATGCCCACCCGTGGTGGTCGTACTGCTACCAATATGATGAAGAAATCAGGTCGTGGCAAATGAAAAAGACCAAAGCTCAAACAAAGATTAGTAAAGTTATGAAGGAATATGGTGCGGGTATGTTGCACTCTGGGTCTAAGAAAGGCCCTTCCGTAACTTCTAAGAAACAAGCCATTGCCATTGCTTTATCAGAGGCTGGCATGAGCAAGCCAATGAAGAAAAAGAAATGAAACAAGGTCTTTACGCTAACATCCATGCCAAACAAGAACGCATTAAAGCGGGTTCAAAGGAAAAGATGCGTAAAGTTGGTTCTAAAGGTGCTCCTACTGAGGCGGCATTTAAGGCTGCGGCTAAAACCGCAAAGAAGAAATGAAATCTCCTGCTTGGCAAACAAAAGAAGGAAAAAACCCAAAAGGGGGCTTGAATGCCAAAGGTAGAGCATCGTATAATGCAGAAACAGGTGGCAATTTAAAACCACCAGTTAAGTCGGGAGATAACCCTCGTAGGGCATCCTTTTTAGCACGAATGGGCAATATGCCTGGCGCTGAGATGAAAGATGGAAAGCCTACCCGACTCCTTCTTTCTCTTAGAGCTTGGGGCGCAACGTCCAAGGAAGACGCTAAAGCAAAGGCTAAAGCGATCTCTAAGAGGAACAAATGAGACCAGTATCTGTCGGTAAGAATCTAACTGCTAATACGGCTACTACGCTGTATACAGTGCCTACTGGCTATTACGCTAGATGTTCACTCTTGCACGTTTGCAATACTTCTCCTAGCAAACATATTTCCTTCAGTTGGTATGACGCAAGTGCTGCTACATCAATTTTAATTGTTAGCGAACAAGTTTTATCAGCAAGAACAACATTAGAGTTAATTTCTACTACACAATATTTTGTGATGGAAGAGGGTGATTATTTAACTGCTACCTCTGAAGCGGGAGCAACAATGTCTGTACTTGCAACATTTGAGATTCAGGGAGCACAACGAACATGACTTACTTAGAACTTGTTAATGATGTTCTCACCCGTTTGCGTGAGACAACTGTTGCTACAGTCACAGAAACAAATTATTCCTCATTGATTGGCAAGTTTGTCAATGATGCTAAACGTCAAGTTGAAGATGCTTACACTTGGAATGTCTTAAATCAGACAATCACAGTTACCACAGTAGCTGCTCAATCCTCTTATTCTTTAACAGGTGCGGGTCAGAAGTTTCGTATTAACGATGCTATCAATACCACAAGTGTTATTACCTTAGATAACACCACTGTTGCTGATATGAACCGAAAGTTAAACTTTGGTACTCCTGGTCAAGGTATTCCATCAGAGTTTTGTTTTAATGGTGTAGATGGCAGTGGCGATACAAAGATTGATTTGTTTCCAGTTCCAAGTGGCGTATTTACTTTATTGTTTGATTTGACCATCCCACAGGCTAATTTGTCTGCTGATGGCACTTCAGTCAAGGTTTTGGACTATTTGGTTGCTCAAAATGCTTACGCTCGTGCGTTGATGGAGCGTGGCGAAGATGGTGGCACAACAACTTCAGATGCCTATGTTTTATACAAAGGTATGTTGTCTGATGCCGTTGCTATGGAAAGTACTCGCTATCCTGAAGATAACTTTGTGGCAATATAATGTCTGCACCACTTCAAAGCGATAGCATTTCTGCACCAGGCTTTTATGGTCTGAATACTCAAGATTCGCCATTAGATTTGGCATCTGGCTTTGCTTTGGTTGCAACTAACTGTGTCATTGACCAATATGGGCGTATTGGTGCTAGAAAAGGGTATACGCTTGTTAATCCCTCATCTGGAAACCTTGGATTTAACGATGTAACTGTTATCCATGAGTTAGTGCAGACTGATGGCACTCTCACAGTTCTGTTTGCAGGGAACAACAAGTTATTCAAACTTGGTACTTCTAACGCTGTAACTGAATTGACCTATGGTGGTGGTGGTTCTGCCCCTACGATTACTGCTAGTAACTGGCATTGTGCTAGTTTGAATGGAGTTACTTACTTCTTCCAATCTGGACACGATCCATTGATTTTTGATCCTGCTGTAAGTACTACTACTTATCGCAGAGTAAGTGAGCGTTCTGGCTATGTAGCAACTGTTCCTTCTGCAAACATTGCTATTTCAGCATTTGGTCGTTTGTGGGTAGCTAACACTACAACTGATAAAACAACTGTTTACTTCTCTGATCTGATTGCAGGTCATGTATGGGCGGGCGGCACGACAGGCTCATTAGATGTTACCCGTGTATGGCCTAATGGTTCAGATGAAGTAATGGGTCTTGCGGCTCACAATGACTTCTTGTTTATCTTTGGTAAACGTCAGATTCTTGTCTATCAAGGTGCTACAACCCCTGCCACGATGTCCCTAAGCGACACAGTAGGCTCTATTGGATGTGTTGCTAGAGATTCGATACAGAGTATTGGCTCTGACGTTATTTTCTTGTCTGACTCTGGTGTTCGTTCACTGATGAGGACTATTCAAGAGAAGTCTGCACCACTTAGAGACTTGTCTAAGAATATTCGTTCTACTTTAGTTTCGGCTTTGACTGTTGAAACAATGAGTGCTGTGAAGTCTGTTTACTCAGAGAAGAATGCGTTTTATCTGCTTACACTACCCGCTTTGGCTCAAGTATTTTGCTTTGATACAAAGACACAACTTCCTGATGGTGCATCCCGTGTAACTCAGTGGAACAATATATCTCCAACTTGTTTGTATTCATTACGCAATGGTGATTTGTATATTGGAAAAACTGGCTATATAGGTAAATATGGTGGCTATCAAGATAGCACCTCAAACTATCGGTTTGCGTACTATACAAACCATGCAGACCTTGGCAACGTCAACCAAGTCTCTATTTTAAAACGTATCAAGGTCATCATTATTGGTGGTTCAGCTCAATATGTAACTATAAAGTGGGGCTTTGACTTTGCTGCCAACTACTTGTCAAACAATGTTTATATTCCAGCTCAAGCAACCTATGAATATGGAATCGCAGAATATGGAATCTCTGAGTACTCAAATGGTGTTTTGATAAAAACTTTAGACACGAGTGCATCTGGTTCTGGCAAGGTTGTTCAGACTGGATATGAGACAACAATTAACGGAACGCAGTTATCAATCCAAAAGATTGAACTTTTAACTAAGAACGGCAAGATAGGATAAATCGTGAGTGCACTTTTAAAAATTATCAAAACCTCAAAGGTTTGCGGATGGTGCAAGGAAGACAAGCCGTTAACTGATTACACAAAAAATAATGCAGCTTCAGATGGTTTGCAATATAAATGTAGAACTTGTGATCTTTCTTATCAAGCAAAACGCAGGATTAAAAATTACGAAGAGAATCTTGAATACTCTCGTACATATCAACGTAATCGAAGAAAAGACTTTAACTATCGTTTGCAAATGTTAATTAACGCATCAAAGCAACGAGCAAAAGATAAAGATCGTGAGCATACGATTACTGTTGAAGATGTAAAAGAAATTTATCCCAAAGATGGATGTTGCCCTATTTTTGGAATGAAATTAGAATTCAATACTGCTGGTTTTAGAGAAACAAGTCCTAGTATTGACCGCATAGATTCAACAAAAGGTTACACGCCAGACAATATCCAAATAATCTCTTGGAAAGCAAATCGCATAAAAGGTTATGCAAGTTTACAAGAGTTGGAAATGTTAGTGGCATATTTGCAAAACGGAGAATGAGATGAGCCAATACACAAAAAGTACCAACTTTGCGACCAAAGATAATCTCCCAACTGGTGATCCATTAAAGATTGTCAAGGGTACTGAGATTGATACTGAGTACAACAACATTGCTACTGCTATTGCGACAAAGACAGACAATGCTTCTGCCGCAATTACTGGTGGAACTATTACTGGTATTACAGACTTAGCCATTGCTGATGGTGGTACAGGAGCTTCTACTGCGGCTAGTGCTCTGAATAACCTATTGCCTAGCCAAACATCTGCTGCCAACAAATATCTCCAATCGGATGGTACTAACGCTTCTTGGGATGCAATCAGTATCAATACTGGAGACATCACAGGAACTCTTGCTGTTGCTAATGGTGGTACTGGTGTAACTTCTTCTACTGGCACTGGCTCAACAGTGTTGTCAAACTCGCCAACACTTGTAACCCCTGCTCTTGGTACACCTAGTTCAGCAGTTTTAACAAATGCAACTGGTCTGCCCATCTCTACTGGTATATCTGGTCTTGGTACTGGTGTAGCTACGGCTCTAGCAGTTAATACAGGTTCTACAGGTGCGCCAGTTCTATTTAATGGAGCATTGGGTACACCTTCTAGCGGTAATGTTTCTAATCTAACGGGAACAGCCTCGATCAATATCAATGGAACTGTTGGTGCAGTAGGCCCTGCAAGTGGGTCATTTACCACTCTAACGTCATCATCTACAGTCACTATCAATGGTGGAACTGCTAATGGCATTGGCTATTTGAATGGTTCAAAGGTTTTTACTACGGGTACTGTTCTAAAGTTTGATGGAACAAACATCACTTCAGATCGTTCTTCTGGCACTGCTTACTCAGGAACAAGTTTTGCAACATGGACTAATGGCATTGTTCTGAACAACAGTGCAACTCCCGCAACTGGACTGTTAAATTCTCTTTATTTCACCAATAACGCCAATATGCAGAACGTATTTGGTGTTGCTCAGAATGCAAGTGGTTATGGTGATTTTGTATGGGCGGGTTACGCTGGTACTTACACAGAATGGATGAAATTAACAAGTGCTGGTTTGTCTATTACTGGTACTTTAAGCGCATCGTCTACAGCCACTTTAAACACGCTTTCATCAAGTGGTGCTACTCTGACAGGTGGAACTATCAATGGAATGACCATAGGTGCTACTACAGCCTCTACTGGTGCTTTCACTACCCTGACAACATCCTCCACAGTTACACACAATGGAGGCACAGCCAACGGAGTAACCTATCTCAATGGTTCAAAGGTTGTGACAAGTGGCTCTGCGCTTGCTTGGGATACAACTAATTTTAATATTGTTCCCAATGCGGCTGGCTCATACACAAACACAATAAATTTATCTGGCAGTTCTTCAAATGGAACTAAAGGTCACATCGGTCAATTTGCTGATAGTTTGTATTTGACTTCAAATTATTATTATTCATCAGGTCAAAATGTAGATACGGCTACTTATGGTTCTGCTGGAATTTTCTTGGCATCTGGAACAACAACTACAAGTTATATTGGTTTTGGAATTACTGCCGCAGGTGGTTCTGGTCTTTCAGAACAAATGCGCCTCACCTCAACATTGCTTTACACAGCAAGTGCGGTAAATATTGCAATTGGTGCAAGTTCTGGAACATCAGGGACAAGACTTACTTTGCAAGAAAGTGCGACAAATTCTGCGGCTCTTTCATTGATTAACCGCAACAGCACACAGAATTGGAAAATTGCTGTTGATGGTGTTTCGGTAGACGACAAACTGTTGGCTTTTATTGATAACGGCACTTCGCAAATTCGCATGGCTCTGACGGATACAGGCAATCTAGGTCTGGGCGTTGCTCCGAATGCTTGGGGAAGCACTTTTAGGGCGCAAGAGTTTGGTACTAGCGGCTCACAAGGCTCAATAGCATTGCAAAATAACGGCAGTATATATGTTGGTTTTAATTACTACTACGATGGAACAAATTATAGATATGTAAAAAGTTCTTATTCAACTGTTTACCAATCTGGAACAAATGGGCAACACGCTTGGTACACCGCCCCATCTGGAACTGCAGGAAACGCTATCACCTTTACTCAGGCGATGACACTGGATGCAAGCGGTAACTTGCTGGTGGGGACTACTAGTCAAAATGGCATTATTACAGCCGTAGGAAGTTCGCAAATATCTCACAAGTACACAGGTTCTTCTAGTGTATTGTTTATTGGTCAGTACAACTCAAGTGGCGATGCTTCTATAAATAACACAGCAAATGGGCCTCTTGTTTTAGCCACCAACAACACAGAACGAGCCAGAATAGACTCTAGCGGTAACTTTACTGTAAATACGACAAGCACAGGAATTCCTAATGCAAACTCAAATTCGTTTTTAACTGGAAATCAAGTTAATGCTCATGCATCAGGTTCTGCCTCCGGTTCTTCTTATATTATTTTTGGTTACAACGGAAGCAACATTGGTTCAGTTACTCAATCAGGTACAACAGCAGTTCTGTACAACGTCACATCTGACCAACGACTAAAAGAAAACATCGTTGATGCACCTGATTTTGGTAGCGTAATTGATTCAATTCAAGTGCGTAGTTTTGATTGGAAAACAGACCAAACACACCAACGGGCGGGTTTTATTGCTCAAGAACTTGTAACTGTCGCACCAGAAGCAGTACACCAACCTGTTGACACAGAAGACATGATGGCTGTGGACTACTCTAAACTTGTGCCAATGTTGGTCAAGGAAATTCAATCACTACGTCAGCGTCTTTCTGCCGCTAATCTTTAAACCCCAAAAGGAAATATCATGGCTATCGTTAACACTTGGACAATTACACAGACCGATTACTTGGTCGCTGACGGTTTCATCACCACAGCGCATTGGACTGCAACCGCAGTAGATGGAGACTACACAGCCTCTATCTACTCCACAGCATCTTGGCAAGCAGGAATGCCCACAATCCCTTATGCCTCCGTTACTGAAGCAGAAGTATTGAATTGGGTCTGGGAATCTGTTGATAAACAAGCCACTGAAGATGCTCTGGCGGCTAATATTGCTTTGCAGAAGAATCCTGTTACTGCTACTGGCACACCTTGGGCAACTACTTAATTTATCAGGAAGCCACTACCTGAACTTAGTGGCACATAAGGAGAAAATCATGGGAAAAACAGAAAAGACCCCTGTGACGATAGATGGTGTTGAGTACAAGTATGAAGATATGACTAAAGAGCAACAAATGATGGTTAATCATGTTGCAGACTTAGATCGTAAACTTGACTCAACTAG